TATCTAAATGAGATACTAACGTTATGCTTGGTAATATACCAGCATTAGTAGAAATAAACGTAGCAATTTGAGGATAGTTAGGTAAATATTTCTCTACAAAAGTATCATTCTCTATATCATTAAATAAATCTTTATCTTTTCTAACAACTAAATATTGTTTTTTAACATCAAATGGAAGTTTAATCCATTCTCTAATAGAAATTGAATTATTTTTATATGTTTGATTTACCTTTTCTTTTGTAGATAAAGGAATATATTTAAATATGTTTTTTAATCCACTAACTGAAGGGAAATTTTGTTCAATAAAACTAAATGGTTCCCATCTATTCCACTCTGTAGCTCTACCACCAACATCATTATTTGATCTATCTGATGCTTTGTAAGTATTATCACTACCAACGACAATAACAAAGAAACTTTTCTTATCGCTATCTGGTAAATTAGTATCTCTTACAAGATAAAATGTTGGATTTTTTCTACTTGAATCATAACGATAGTTACCAAATGATGTTTTAGTAATACACCAAGATTCACCTCTACCAAAATTTAAACAGTTTTCCTCTTTAGAACCATTATATATAATTAAACCATTTTCGTTGTAAACGACATCAGGTGTAATATCATATTCTTCTTTAGGTTCATCCACACCAGCAGTTGCTGTAACTGTTCTAATTAATTGAGATAAAGGAACTATAACCTCATAATCATTTTTTGTTCTAGTAACAGTTTCACCATCTGGTGTTGTTTTTTGGATTTGCTTAACTCCTTTTTTAAGTAAATCAGTTCCGCCTTTAGAAACAATACCTGCTTTTAATTGATCAAAACGTTCAATATATTTTTTTAACTGATTGTCAGTAATTTGAATGTTTAAATCATCAGCTTCTTGCTTATAATAATCAATAAGAATATCCATTTGTTTTTGGTCATACTCAAACAAAGGGCTCAAATTATGGACTACGTGTAATATAAATTTATCTATGGGTCTCATTTACCATTTTTTACATGACCAATAATTCGCCTTCCAGCGTGGTCCTGGGTTATCACAATTATGTCTTGCTCGGTATGCTGCTCGTCTTTTAGGGTTTTTAGCTTTAATCACCATTCTTTTGCCTTTAGCAGATTTACCACCAAAGCCAAAGTTAACTTTTACAACTTTACCCTTATTATTCTTAACATATACCTTAAATTTCTTTATATCACCTTGCATTATCTTACCTAACTGCACTTTGCGGCCACGGTATTCTGCTTCGGTTAGACAATCACATCCTTCAGATAACACTTGTTTATATTCTTTTATAAATGTAACAAATTCTTTTAGATCTTGTTCATTTTCAACATCATATTCGTCTATTTCTTCTTTTAATATATCTACTAACTTTATCATAGTTTATTTATTAAGTTTTACTTTTGCTTTTTTTGTATTAGGTACAAACTGTTTATCTGATGCTGCTTTTTTCTTTGATGTAGCAGCGCGTTCAGCTTTAGTTAAACTATTTGCTTTAGCGCGAGGTAAACAACGAGTTGTTGCTTTACCTTTTTTCATTGTACCACAAGGGCCAGTTATATTACCTGTTGTATCAATACGAACCCAATCTTCTTTTTTAAACCAATCACGTAATGATTCGTGCATATCTAAATCGTCTTCTTCCATTAAACCTTTACACACTTTAACAGCACGGCCAGATAAATAAGCTGAAGGTTTTTCACCAGCAGCTCTACGACGATTATAGTAAGCTTTGCCTTTAGGGCATAGCTTTTTTTCAGCTAAAAGATCTTGTAATATTTCGGTTAATTTAATCATTTATTCTTTTTTGGTACCCACCAAATACAAACATATTTAGTTGGTTCGGCAGGTATTTTACCATCTCCATTCCATTTAATATAATATTTACCTTCACACAATTGAGTTTCTTTATTCCACTTACCACAATTAGCACACATTGCGCCACCTTCAGGAACAACCTTAGCAGGTTTAAACCCATCTGGAAACTCAAGTGGTTGTGGTTTTACTAATTCTGTTAATTTTATCATAATATTATATGCGAGCTCCGTCGTAATTATTGATATCATCATCCGCATTTTGTGAATACGAATTAGCTATACCTGAGTTTCTAAATGTTGGTATTGGTTGTTTAGCGTATGTTGCTTCGTGCTTGGTAGCAGCTACGGCAGCATGTTCCATTATGTCAGATGCTTGGTTAGCAATAGTTTCAGGATCATTACTTGATAATGCTATTTCAGCACACGCTATAATTTCTTTAAAATGATCACGCCAATGCGTTTTATCAGATGTATCAACTTCTTTTAATATATCTAACAATTTTATCATAAACTAGCTTTGTTACGCTCTGTTAGATACTTAATTTCAGTTCTTAAACTAGCAACTTCAGCTACTAATTCAAAAAGTTGAGCTCGCATTTCGTCTTTTTCTATTGAAGATGCAGCAAGTAATGCTTCTAATTTAGCGATACGATCTTTGCAATCATGACGAATAAATTCATCATCACGCTCTCTATGCATAGCACGCTTTTCATAAAATCTAAATGCTGATGTACCACCCAAAACTGTAATTGCTGTGATTAATACTGACCACATATTGGATTGATCCATTATTTATAAAAAATTTATAGTGAATTATACCTATAAATATTATGCCTCCGATATATCTTTCAATTGCTTAATATAATCCTGTAGATCTTTGACTATTTTTGTTTTATCTATAATTCCACCGCGCCATTCTTCAACATCACCGGCTTCTGTTACGAATGATTCCTTACCTGTGTCCATTAGTATTTCTAATAGCATATCTTCTAATTCCTTAATATATGTCTTAACACCACCCATAATCATGTTGCGTTGGTATTCTTCAAATTTGCCTGTACGTTTTAATTCAGTTTCCATACCTACAACACAATCAAAACACATTTTATGTATAGGCCACATCTTTTTGTTTAAAAAGTCATTAGCCATTGCTTTACTACAATTAGGACAAATAATAGGTAATAATATAGATTTTTTAATACTATCTAAACGCGTCATAGTTTGCTTAAGACCATTTTTAATAGTCCATGTTTTACTATTTTCTTCCCAAACATCGCCTTCTTTATGTTCAACAGATTGTTTAGTGTAACCAGCTTGTGTAGCGGTCTTATCACCATATTTTTTAGTAATTAAATTTCGCATACGTTGTACGTCGCGAGATTTAAAATCTTTTTGTAACCTTGATTCTTTTTCTTCCATTATAACCCTAATTTTTTAAGTTCTATTATTGTATTAGCAGCTGAACTATGAAATATACCTATGCCGCCTTTAGCGTTCCATTCATCAATAGTTTTTTGCATATCATCAATCAATATACGATTTGGTTCTGCAAATAATTGTTTGTTAGCTCTATTATAAAAATATGCTTTTTTAAAGCTGTTTTGTAAGTTAATTTTTAACCAAGCTTCCTTACCTATTTTAGATGAAGGATCTTGTGATGGAGCTGATAAAATGTTTGGTTTATATTTTTTAATATAGCGCCATAATTCTTGTCCATCGGGCATCCAAGGTAAATTAGCCCACCATTGAGCGCCTGCTTTACTAATAGGTTCCCAAAAATCGGCTTTACCGTTAAATGTTTTAGAAGGAGTTGTATTTGTTAATTCTTTATAACCTTTTTCAAAATCGACAAGGACACCATCCATGTCGCAATATATTGTATACATAACTATTTTTTGTGTTCGTAGATACTATTATTTATTTTACCAAAATTTCTTAATAACACACCAGCCATAGAATTTGCCTCGTCCTCAATAGGTGAACCTGTTTGTCCACTAGTTGGGTCAAGTCTACCATCTTCTTCTTGCTTACGGTGTACAAGTTCATGTGCTAATGTTCTTAATATATCAGCCATGTTTCTATTTTTAACGTAGATCCAAATTTTCTTATCATGTGGATCAAAAAATCCAAAAGTACGTTTATCTTGTGCTTGTTTATTATCGTAAGATAATGTTAAGCTACCTGGAAGATTTTGTATTCCCAAGTTCTTAGCAGCAAATTTAATAAATTCACCAATAGTGCCTGTCTGGCTTTCTGTTAATCTGCCTTCAGTTAATGTTGGTAGTTGTATTTCTAAAATATTAATAAAATCATCTGTATTAATACCTTTAGGTAAATATTTTTCAATTTCAGTTTTACTATTAATTTTTATAGCATTTCTTAAACCAGTAGCATTTACATCTTCACCTGCAAGCATGCCTGCATCAAAAATTTCTACATTAGGGAATTGTAATGCGCTTTTAAAACGATCAACTTCACCTTTACCTGCAGCTAAAATAAAATTAGTATCAGGATTATTTTTAACAACGTTATAAACTTCTCTAATAGGACTTTCTTCAGTTAATTTTACTTCAACAGAACTATTTAATAATGTCTTATATAATTCCCATATAGCAACACTTTCATCAGCATCAACACCATCACGAGTTTTAGGTGATACTAATACTACTACTTGATCAGCTTTATCTAATAGTTGTTGAACTACTTCAAAGTGACCTTTATGTGGTGGTTTAAATGCACCTGGAAATAAAGCAATAGTTTCTTTATCCCCTGCTTCTAATAATTGCTGTGCTATATATTGTCCTAAATTCATTATGATAAAAATGTATTTATTTTAGATTTAGCATCTTCAGTAGATGTAAATTCTGGTGTTCTTTTAACTAATGTTTGTATTGCTGTGTTTAAATCTAATATTTCTTGGTCGCGCTTTGCTTTCTCATCTGGTGTATAAACTTTACCACTACCTTTTACAGTTTGAAAAAATGTTTTTTTAGCATAAGCCGGATCAAATTCTAATTTACCTTCAGGATCGTTATTAATTAAAGCAAATTTATCACCAAATGCTTGAGCGTATGTATCTATATTAGCATTTACACCAGCCCATGTTTTTAAAACAATTGAAGGTGATAATGCACGATCACGACTAGCGTTACGTGCTAATGATGTGTAAGGTGAAACCCAAATCATAACCATCATTGTATCGTATCCTAGTTCTTCTAATTCAGCTTTTTTCTTTAATAGTGGTTTACTAGCAGCACCAGTACCATCTATAATAATATCTTTTTTAGCTCCAGATAATTCCGCGTATTTTTCTTTAGTTGCCTTTTGTGCTTGACCCATTAATTTGCCTGCTTGAGACAATTGATCTTGATTGAAATCTGCGATTTTCATGCCTAATCCTGCTGCTTTCAATAGCTCCTCATAGGTGTCATCAACATTAATTACAGTCAAATTTTTCGGTATTAACTGCGCAGATACGAACGTTTTACCAGAACCAGCGGGGCCCGCCATGAATATAGCTTTTGGTTTGCCTTGTGCTTCTTTTAGTAAATCTAGTAACTTAATCATACGTGAATATAAATAGGTGACCTGGACAAGCCAAGCCACCTATAAATATTGCTATTTGTATTTATTATGCTATCTTAACACTAGTAGGTAACGTTTCGGTTACCGGTTTAAAGTTAGGATTTTCTAATGTATATATTTCGTATATGTTTTTAAACATTTTAAAATTCTTTTCAATGTCATTTACGAATTTTAATTCCCAACCTTTACCTTGAATTTTATCACCTTTACCTTCACTACGTGTATTTGCTTTAACCCACAATATTCCTGTATGAGTTACTTTTTCATCATGTGTTTCATTCCAAGCTGTGGCATAAGCCGCTAATTGTAAATCATATGACGTATGTAATGAGTTAGATGTTTTTAAATCTAATAACCAAATGTTATCAAACATTCTAACAACTAAATCCGCTGTACCAGCATATTTGTGTTCGTCTGAGAATAAATGGTATTCAGTTGCTATTAATTCTGGTTTATGTGTATTCCAAAAATCAGCAAACTTTAAAATCATTCTCCATACATCTAAGTTATACTTAGCGTTTCCAAATTCATCAATCCAAGTAATTTCTTGTCCATTTAAGAATGCATCTACGGCTTGGTGTACTTGAGTACCTTCGCCTGCTGCTTTATTAGCAATAATTTCTGAATTATGACCTACATCTTTTAACCAAGCATGGAAAAATTGATTTTTAGGAAAATAATTTAAAACTGATGTTACTGAAGGGTAATAATTACCTTCTCGTTTGTAAAATCTACTATCTAGAACATTGACCTGTTTATCACCTTCCGCATATTCAACAATACGTTTGATTTTAGGATCTTTTATAATGTTAGAATTTCTTTCGATCATATGTTTTGTAGTTTTTTCTCAAGCAAACTTTGAAAAGTCAAAGGTTGTGTATGCTCAAGAGTATTTAAAAATGATTCAAACCCGATTTCATTTGCATCTTTACCTTCTAATTCTACCATGTAAACCTCTTTACCATACGACATCAATTTTTCAGCATGTTTAAGAGCATCTTTTTTAGCATCATTATCTAGTGCAATGTAAATTCTATCAACGCTTGATTTTACTAGTTTTTCCATTAGTTTGTTATGTAACACTTTACCTAATAATGGAATAACGTTTCGTTTAATAGTAATTGCATCAAACATACCTTCACAAAGTATGATTGGTGCATCCCAATTTATGTATAATTCTAAACCTATAACTTCCTTAGATGCTATAGGTGGATTTTTGTATTTACGATCTGATTCTTTGTAAGCGCGAGCAACAAAATAATTTAAAATACCATTTGCATCATATGAGGGTATTATTATTCGTCCACCATACGATCCTTCTTTACAGAAACCAATATTATATTTTAAAATATCGTCTTTAGTTACGTTACGTTTTGTTAAGAATCGTAATGCGTGTTTAGCCTCTATTTGAGCGATCTTATCCGAGTAAATACCATTTAATGCGATGTACTCAGCGGGTAAAGCGAGTGCTTCGCTAGATATAATAGTATCATTAGATGTTGGTTGGATGAGCAGATCCAGGTCTTTAAATCGATCAGGCGACGCTTTAGCACGTTTAAATAACGCACGTATAGATTTACCTTTAGAATCACAAACCCAACAATGCCAGAAATTTTCTTTCTTAGTAGTAGTGCGTAGTGATACTTCTAGTTTTTGCTTATGGTGAGCACAAAACGGACACTTAAAAGCATAATTACCTTTACTTGTGACCTGCCCCTTACCTAAAACGGATTCTACTAATAGCAGTAATGCTGCATTTTCCATAACTGTGAATATAACATCTTATTCTGCCTCAATCAAATCTCTAGTAAAGAATTTACCTAATATATTGTCATTATAAGATAAACTAGGACTAGTTAAACATTCATACTTACACTGGTAGTGCATTTCGTAGTATGTTAGTTGCTTTTTAGTTTTGCATTGCTTATAAATCCAACAAGTAAAATTTTCCTCACCATGTTGCTTAATATCAGCAAGCAATTGCTTATTAGAACCCCAATACGTTTGCCAATCGCTTTCACTTTGAATTACTTCAAACTTTGGTTTGCGACCAGGTCCTGTTTGTTCTGCTAATTGTTTTTGGGTTAATTTATGCTTCTTGTTATGAAAGAATGCTTTTTTACCAATGTAAAACTTACCTGTTATTTCGTTAGTAATACAGTAAACAAAACCATAATATTTTGTGGGATCAATTATATCCCAACTTTTCCATTTAGACATCATATTTTACAACAAAGGTCATGTCAGTATAAGGTGACATTAAAATTGGTTTACCAAATTTAGCTACCGCTAACAATTCATTATCATCATTATATAAACCTATTCCTGTAGCATAAGGTGTAAAGTATGAGCCTGATGGTAGTGTAGAGCCAGTAGCGAATGATTTTAAAGATCCGCTTGAGTAATTATTTACTAAAGTTGGATTGTACGATAAATTAAATTCACTTTCTTTAACAACGCAGCGCACTTCATTTTCATAAATAATGTGTTCGTTTTTAAATGATAATTGAAAAGATCCGCTATATTCCATTGTTATAAAAATTTATTATACAGGTCTTCTAACACCAACATATGTGTTAACTATATAAGTACTTCCGTAAGTTGCTGTTGGATAAACATTAGGTGTATATTGTGCAGGACAATTTAATTCTAAAATAGTATTTAGAGATGCTTGAACATAAGGACTACAAGAATCAGCAATACCATTAATATAATTATTTATTTGAGCTACATCCGTATCAAATTGTCTAGTTAACTGTATAGTTTGAATATAATATTGATTGCCATTAGGTATATAAACAGTAGTATTTCCTGTAACACTTAATGTTTGAAGTAATGTTGATGTAACTCCATTATATTTGTATATTCTTGTATAACCTGTATTTCCTGGATCTATTGTTAGACTTACATAAACAGCTACTAATGGAGTTGAAGGAGTAGGTGATTTTGTTGGGGTTACTGATGGTGTACCTGTTAATGTTGGTGTTAATGTTTGTGTAGGTGTGATTGTAGGTGTTAATGTTTGTGTAGGAGTAGCAGATTGGTTTGGAGTTGCAGTTAATGTTTGAGTTGGGGTAATCGAAGGTGTTGGTGTTAGTGTTGGTAATATAGTAATATCAACATCTCTAGAAAAAGAATTACATGCAGGATTAATATTTCTAACAGTTATTGTTTGAGTGGTTTGTGGTACTGTAATAATTCTAGTAGCATACATTTCTGATAATGTCAACGGTCCCTCATAAAATACAAGACCGTTACTAGGACTACGGTAGTATATATTATAAGGACCTGGACTAGATCCGTTAATTAAGCGCACATATGCATTAATATCAGCCAATTGTCAATGTTTTATATAAATATTTAATTTTCACGTCTTTCTTCGGCCTTATAAAATTCAAACCTATTATGTTCTGTTGGAGTAGCCAATAATATCCCCGGATATATATTACCATTTAATGTTTCCTGGTAAATGTGGCTCATCCATGTTTGTTCAAAAGGATGGGCCCACTTAATATCTAAAAACATTTTTTTATTACCCTCACGAGATACTACTTGAGGCCAATTACAATAATATATGTCACCTGTTGCATAAGGTAATTTATTATGAGATTTTATATATTTAAAATTTAAATAGGGAGCATCATTAGGATTTGATGATATTTTTATAGGATTTTCAGGAAATAATGCTACTCTACTACTATTAGGTACGTTATGCCACGCCCATTGTCTTGTATTATCTCCATAAAATTCTGAAAAGTTCCATTTAAGAAAATCAAAATTTTCATTCCAGGTTATTTGCATTAAAGTATTATAAAAATCTTTAATTTTTCTTCTAAATCCATTTTTACAAACATCTTCATTTCCTAAATAAAAGAACATGTCATCTTCAAAAAAGAAATGATAATCAAAATTATTTTCTTCGGCATGTTCTGCTATAAATTGTCTCCCACCACATATACCTAAATTATCTTTTTTAATTTCTTCAAATCCATATTTGTTACAAAGTTTAGCATATTCACTATTAGTATCATGATTTAATGAATTATTTAATAAAAACTTTTTTGGTTTATCTAAAAAATTCTTATCATATTCTTCAAATGATATACATAATTTTTCAAATTGGGAAGGTGAATTATAAGTTATAACATATAAAGCTACATTATCAGCATTATGTTCATTTATTTTAATACCATCAGATTGAATTTGAGTATCTAAATTATTATTTTTTAAATTTTCAAAAAATGTATATAGCAACCCATTATCTTCAATACTATAATATTGAAATAATTCTGGGTATTTGTAAAGCATTATTGTGAATATAGACTCTTCAGTACCCATATAACCTGAGGTTAAAGTATCATACAATGATGAGTAATAAATTTCATTTACTTTACTTATAGTATGTTTAGGACCTCCAAATATACCCCCTCTACAAACCTTATCTATTTCTCCATTAGCATATTCACACATAGGGGCATAAGTAAAACCATGTATTTCAACTTTACCACCATATGGGAAAGCAACAAAACTAAATTTATTAAAATATTTATCTAATTTATTTAATACTTGATCATGCCAAAAATAACCATCATTTACGGTATTAGTTAAAGCACCATCAACCCAAACTAAATGGGTTGAATCAAAAGGATCCATTAGTGCGGCATCATTAAGTAGAAACATTTTTGACATTACTAATGGATTATACATTTCAAGTTTAGCTTGAGTACTATCAGGTAACCATCCTGATTGGTTATACCATTCGGGATTATTTCTTATAGTTTGTATTTTATTATATATGTCTTGGTTTTCTTTAAACCAATCTAAACTACGTACTATAACAACAGTATCATCTTTACTACGTCTTTCCCATACCCACTCTTCATATTCTTTTTCTATATAAATTATAAAATTAGAAGGTGTTTTTAAAAGTTTTTCTAAATGATTAAGATAATGGTTAAAAGATCTAGACCACCCTTCGGTTAAAGTGTCTCGTTTAATATCCCAAATACCTGTAACTATTGTAACTGACATAAATTAATTTTGGTAGTTTATTATATCGTGCCAAACCATATATAATGGTTTTAATTCATTCCAAGATTCATCCCACATTTCAAAATGGTATTTATCATGTCCCTGAGTAGCATGAACATCAAAACTAAATGTTATTATTTTTTCTTTATTTATATTATCAAATGCTAATTTCATAATTGCCTCTTCGGTTACCAAAAAATCACGCTCAAGTATTTTAATAGCATATTCCCAAAAATTATCAACAAATTCTTTTACAACATTTACATTACCTCCAAACATACCTGCAATTAAATAGGGACTAGTTATGTTATCTACTATACCTGTTTCAATAAATTGACTATGATTTATTTGTGGATTGGGTGTTGTGATTACAAATAATTTATTAGTAGTAATTTCATTTAATTTATTAATTAAATTTTCATTAAATATAGGAGCAAAATTAAACACATCATAATCAGACCACCAATTAAAAGAATTACCACTGTGCTCTTCAATTTTATTATATTTGCCTGAATATCTCCATGGGAATATTCCGGGGTGTTGTAGTCCACAATCTATCCAATATATTTGATCGCAATCATTTAATTCTCTTTCAATAACATCAAATTTACCCCACATTATTTCAGGACCCCTACCGTTTAAACCTTCATTAAAAAAACGTTCTCTAACTTCATTTATACTACTATGTAATTTAACTTCACTTAATTCTAATAATTTTATAGTTAAATTATTTAAATTATAATCATCTTTTAATTTTTGTACTTCGTTTAAATTTTTAGAATGAGTATATACTATTATTTCTTGTCCTAAATTTGTACAATGACTTTTTAAAGAACCTAAATATCTTTCTTTTCTAACACTTCCTATTCCTTGAAAAGGATAATCTTCCGAATCCATCCAATATGCTGTTACTATTTTTATTTTCATTTATTAAAATTTTCTATGAAGAATTCCAGATGAATTATAAAAAGCAAAGCAGTCTGGTAGGAAATTATGGAAGGGGATGTGTTCTTGTTTCATGTTAGCTTCTAAAGCAGATATTCCAATCTCAAATCCTTCAGAAAAGTTATTAATTTTATTTGCTACGCTATACCATAAAAATTGTTCCCACCGTTGAACAAAAAATCTAAATTTATAATTGTTTTTAAATATTAAAAATTGTTCATTTACTACTTCAGCAGCATCCCATTTATCACATTCTAAAACATCATAATCATGAAGTTTATGTTTAAAAAAACAAGTATCTATTTCTTTTCTACCACCACCTAATGAAGAAGGTCTTTCAAAACCAAAATCATATTTACTTTCTTCTAAAAAATCTAATAATCCTGTTATTCTTTCTTCAGAAAAATTATCACCCATTAACCAATCCCCATCTATATAAATAACATAATCATATTTTTGAAGTTGAGGATTTTCTTTTTCATATGTTATAATGTGTTTTAAAGATAAACATTTAAAATTATAATAAAATAATGTGCTAAAGCTATATAAAGATGGAGGGTTTATAATATTAATATTTATTCTATCTTCTGTTTGTACATAATCGGGGTTAGTAGTAGTGATAAAAAAGTCGCATTGATTTGTTCTATCACGTAAATTTTTAAAAAGACTAATAGCAGCACTTTCATAAGGTTCATTAATGGCTAAAGTTGCAAAGCAGTATCTCATTTTATAAATTTACTTCATTTAAATATCTTATTGAATGTGTTCCGTTAGGTTCAATTGGTTGATCATTTTCATCTAACTGTAATCCAATAAAAAAGTTTTTATCGTCTCTTGGAATATAATTATCTTGTATATCATAACCACAATAGTAAATATTATCTTTATTAATATTTTGCATGTATAAATGCAATATTTCTTGATCATCACCCCATTTAATTAAATCTCTATTGTTAATATAATTAATAAAATGGTTTTTAAAATTGTCTGTTTGATTTTTTACTCCAAATAAACCGCTAGGTACTGGCGAGTGCCATGGGTGGTCTCTTATAATAAAATAGTCTTTGTCTGATTTAATCCATTTATTAATATATGTAACTTCTCTTTGACTAAATCTACTATCTAAATCTCTAACAATGGCTCTTGTATTTTCAAAAAATGAAAAAAATCTCCAAAAATATGGGTAATCTATTATTAATTTTTTAGTAATAGACATATTTTCAACATTTACCATTGTTGCACCAAGATCAGTAAGTTTTTTATCATAATCTTTTATAAATAGTTCATTATGGTAATAAATTTTTATCTCCCAATCAGGCAACATTTCTTTAATTTGTTGAATATTTCTTTCAGCGCCGATATAATATTTTGGATTATTATTAAATAAAGTAAAAGCAACTATTGGTTTCATTATATTACATTTATAAATTCGTATCTATCTTCATCATCTACCTGTAAATTAACAAATTTGCTAATAACAGGATCATTTGAATTAATACCTGAATTAGGGCCTATTTGTGTTAAAGGCCAATATATTTTAGAGGCATTTGATAAAAAGCAAGCCCAAAATGAAAATGTACCCTGGCATGCTATAATTTTGTTAAAGGATGTTATTTGAGAAAATACATCTAAAATTAAGCTATCAATTAGTATTGGATTATATTTACTTAGTTTTGTTAGTAAATCTTGATGTTTACTTATGTGATCTAAACTTATATATAAATTATCAAATGATTCTTTTTCTAAAATATCTAGATAATAACTATCAGGTAATGAAAATTTCCAATCATGATTACTATTTCTAAGCATTATAACAATATCATTATTATCACGTGAAGGTAATGTTAATGATTTATAATATGATTTTACTAAATTTTTATATGGTTTGATATAATCATACTTAGAAAAATAAGATTCATTTATAAACCCATAATTAGGAAAAGTATTAATAATATTCTCTATAGAACCAAAATTAACAACATCATCATCTCTTAAAAATTTAGTTGGATTTTCTACTTGTTTTTTATTCAAAATACTTTTAAAAGGAAATAATTGATTTTCATACTGACCTGTTTCTTTATTTTCTCTTCGTATTAATGAATTTTCAGGTACTATGAGATTATAATCTAATAAATCAGCTAAAATTCTACACCCAGCATATATAAAAAGTTTATTACCTAAATTTTTTCTAGGGGATGAAAATTGACCTCCTTCTAAAGAATCCTCATAAATATCATTTATAGTTACCATTGATTAGATTTATTTTTAAAATAATAATCTTGTAGTAATAATCTATCCATTTTACTAGTATTGTAAAGCTTAATAGCATCACGATAAGTAGATACTATTGGTTTACCTGCTATATTAAATGATGTATTTAGTAGTACTCCTATACCAGATATTTGTTTAAATTCAGTTATTAAATCATATAACCATGGATTTTGCTCTCTAGTTACTGTTTGCACTCTAGCTGTACCATCAATATGTGTAATTGAAGGTAATTTTTCTCTCCATTCTTCCTTAACTTTAGGACAAAAACCCATCCATCTGCTTTCACCTTCAAATTCAAAATATGTACTTACATCTTCTAACCTAACTACTGGGGCAAAGGGTCTATACCATTCTCTATTTTTAACTTTATAATTAAGAATATCTTTTATATCTGGTAGAGAAGGATTACATAGAATGCTTCTATTGCCTAATGCTCTAGGACCGTGTTCAGCACCATCTCTAACAACACCTATAATATTACCATTAAGTATATCTCTAGCAATAACATCTATTCCTTCAAGGCTAGACCAATGTTCCTCAATAAATTCCATTAAATTGTATTTATCTAAAGCTTCTATACCTTTATAAGTAATATCTATTGGTTGTTGTGGTTTTAAATGTTTTAAAATCATACCAACTGATAAACCGCAATCACTAGGATTGGGGGCAACAAATATTTTTCTGTTTAGTATTTCTTTTAGTCTAGTATTAAGTAAAATATTAAGTGCACACCCACCAGATAAATGCAAAGAAATATTAGGATATCTTTCTAAAAATGGAGTAGTTTTTTCAATAAAAATATCTTCAAATACTTTTTGAGAAGTAGCAACTATATCCCATGCTGTTTGTCCTTCTAATTGATTAGATTTATCAAATATTATATCAATTTTATTACCTAATATTTCTAAAAGTTCATAATAATTGTTACCATCAACTTTAAATAAATAGAATTCTTTAAAAGCATCAACCCATTCAGATCTTACTTTACCATATGAACTTAATCCCATTAATTTACCCGAATAAACTAAATTACCTCTAGATAAATCTATTTCTTTTTTAATGTCTTTAACATATTCACCAAATACCATATAGGGAAAACCTAAATCTATATAGTATCTTTCTATTAATTCAACTCCTTTATCTCTGGTAGCATGGTATATATTAAAGAAACCATCACTACCACCTCCATCAAATGAAACAATTAATGCTTCATTATCATTTGATTGATAAAAACTTGAATACGCATGTATTTCATGATGAGCGCAACTAATATACTCTTTAGCAGGTATATATTGTGATATATCTATTCTTGTTTCACCTTCAAGAACATCTGTGTTGGAAAAAAAACATATATCAAATAACTCAATACTAAATTTCTTTTTAATATACTTTAAAATATCTTGTACAACATAATGTCTTGAAGCCGCAGTAAGGTATTGAGTAATACCTATATTTTTTTGATTTAAATATCTTTCTAACTCTATTATTTCTAAAATTTCTCCATTTTCCTCTATAGTGATGGAAGCATTATGTGATCCGTGTATTGCTATATTAGCCATTATTTTGTATTATAAATTTCCTTCAATTTTATCACACCAATCTTTAGATACAGAATGTGGCCAAACTACCCATTTAACTGGTTTGGATGCTATTGAAAATTCTCGCCATACTTTTAAATAACCATCAGGATCATTTTTCATTCTATTAATTTCATCTATATTAGCATCTTGTCTAAAAATTGTTTCACTTTTGTCATTTTCAAAAGCAACAACCCAAAAATCATAATCATCTAACGGTACTTGGTGGGGGTAAATATCTATGCAATGTTTGAATATAGTTAGAAAAGAAGTATCATATTCTAAAGGGGCCGTTATTACTGGGTTAGGGGCAAATTTATTATCTTTAGTGTATTGCTGGATAGCTCTATCTCTAAAACGCAAACCAGAATATGCTTCATATTGGTGTAGAGAACGTTCAGTTCCAAAATCATGTGGGCCAAATTCTATATCACATCTACATTCTGCATCAATACCAAATAATGCTCTATTTCGTTTATGAGCATGACTATTTTTTTCTCCCCACTTTTTATCATCATCCCAATGCTTAGTTCTACCTTTACGAGTATACTCATGCCAAGCAATTACTTTATGAGGATGAAATAAATCATAACCCCAAGTATAAGAACGAACGGCTAATGAAATTTCTTCACCATGAAAATATAATTCTGGGTCGTATGGTACTTCAATACACCATTGTCCTAATGTAAAAATAAAATGTGCAGATAGAAATCTTGATGGGATTGGAGATTTTAATTTTTTCCAATTCGGGATAGCAGCGGGTAGAAAAAATACAGCTCCTTCAGGAATAAATCTATCAAAAGTCATCCACCAAGGTTCTTGATTGCGACCTTCTGGATCATTTTCTGGGTCAAATGAAGGTATATATGCTGTAAGTAAAGGTTTTTTATAACCCTTTTTTTGCAACTGCTTAATCATTTTGATACATTCAGTATCCCATCCTTTAATAAAACGGTGATGCGAATCTAACTGTAGGTAATATTCTTCACCACCATAATGTTGATGGATTTGATTTCGTGCCCAACATGCACCTTTAGAATCTTCATAATCAATATTAATAATTCTAAAGCGGGTATCATTTCTAAACTCGCTTAAATCATCCCAAGTATCTTTCTCAGCATGTTGCCATGCTATACCAAAAACTAAATTTTCAGGATAGTCTGCATTTTTAATACAATCATGTAGCGTGGGTAATAACTGTGGGTCTCTATAGGATGCTATAGAAATGTAAATTTTACTCATAACTTAAATATAACTAATTTTTATTTAATATCCAAACATTATTTTTGTTGTTTGGGGTTTCATCAATGAACTATAAACTATTTATTACATCATTTTGAACAACTAAATAAGATGTTTCATCGGAATTTAACCATTTTGTAGAAATAGTTGATTCTTCTAAAAATTGATTATAATTTGATTCACTTATTAAAATGTCTATATTTTTAACATTACTAAATGATGAACACAAAACGACTTGTTTTCTATCATTATCTAACATCATATAAACATCTCCTACGGTACTTTTAAAATATGTTTTCATATATTATTTTTGTTTTTATTTTATGGACATCCACCTAATCCATTACTTACTATTGCTATTATTGAACCATCTCCTCCAAGATAAGTAGCAGGTAATGTTGCTCCACTATCAAATATCGCACATCCAATAGAACTATTTAATAATGTAGCACCTTCGTAGATATATAATTCTGATTGAGAATAATTTCCACTAGCCCCTATTAAATCAGCTGTAATGTAATCTCCTGGTTGAATTGTAAAGTTTCCGCTTGAATAAGTTCCTGAAGCTTGGTATACTACTTGAACTGAGTTTACTGAGATTGATAATATTCCTGACCCTCCACCAGTCTTACTTAAACTCCATGATATATTATAACCTGTTGGTGGAGGTGTTGAAGTTACTGCTGGGGTGCTTGTTACTGCTGGAGTGGATGTTACTGCTGGGGTTGGAGTTACTGCTGGGGTGCTTGTTACTGCTGGAGTACCGGTAACTGCTGGAGTACTTGTAACAGCTGGGGTTGGAGTTACAGGAGGTGTTGGTGTATGTGTTACTTCTGGAGTAGTTGTTACTGCTGGAGTTGGAGTTACTGCTGCAGTATGTGTTACTTCAGGAGTGGATGTTACTGGTGGTGTTGGAGTATGTGTTACTTCAGGGGTGGATGTTACTGGAGGTGTTGGAGTATGTGTTACCTCTGGAGTAGTTGTTACTGCTGGAGTTGGAGTTACTGCTGCAGTATGTGTTACTTCAGGGGTGGATGTTACTGGAGGTGTTGGAGTAGAAGTTACTGCTGGAGTGGTTGTTACTGCTGGAGTAGGTGTTATTGGTGGTGTTTTAGTAGGAGTAACAGTCATTGTTGGGGTTACAGTTTTAGTTGGAGTAGAAGTAACTGTATTAGTTGGAGTAACTGTGGCTGTATTAGTTGGAGTAACAGTCATTGTTGGAGTGACTGTATTAGTTGGAGTGACAGTCATTGTTGGAGTTACAGTCATTGTTGGAGTGACAGTAACAGTATTAGTTGGAGTGACAGTCATTGTTGGAGTTACAGTCATTGTTGGAGTGACAGTAACAGTATTAGTTGGAGTGACAGTCATTGTTGGAGTTACAGTCATTGTTGGAGTGACAGTCATTGTTGGAGTGACTGTTGGAGATGATGTTACTGTAACTGTTGGGGTCATTGTTGGTGTTGGAGGTATAAACACCACTTCATAACTAAAATCACAATCACCAGGTAAAACATTAAATCTTATTAAAGCTTTATTACTTGTAAGTTTTCCAAAACTACCAGTAGAATTAACTGTATAATAAGCATCATAAGTTCCTTCAGTAAAAAACTTATAGTTTCCTACATTTACAGTTCCTTCAGTTATTGTAGAATAAGAACTAGAATAAAAATTAGCATACATTCTAGGTTGATTGTTACTAATAATTTCTATAAGAGATAATTGATCTGTGCTTCCCGATAATGAAGCAGATAATATTAAAGTACCAGATCTAGCTATGTCATTCTTTAATACACTATTACCTACTTTGGAATAATCACTTGCTTTAACTGTAGTAATATTCGCTACCGCTAATGGTGGTAAAGGGAACATATTTTGATAACTCTGATTAGTTATAATTGCTAAACCTTGTGGGTAAAATATATTTCCAATATGGATACTTCCAGTATCAAATAAGTTTCCATTTCCATCATCTGTTATAAAATAAGCAGAAGATGATAATTTAAAATTATAAGGTAATAATTTATTACCATATACATCTTGATTAACAGCTAATACACGAATACCAGCATTAGCACCTGTAGGAAAATTCTTAATTAAATTAGGATTTTCATCATAAATAAAATATGATGAAGTTGCGTATTGTTGAGATGCTGATTCATATAAAAATGAATTAGCTAAAGAAGAAGTATTTAAAAATGAACCACTAAATGAATGGTAGAATAAATGATCAATTTGATCATAAATTAAACGCTCATATTGACCCTCAGTCATAGGATCCATTGTGTGATCAAAAGTACCAGAAACATTAGTACCTTTATAAATTGTTACATAACTATCATTATTGGGGTATCCTAAAGGATAAGTTAGATTCCACTGCTTATTTGCGGCATAGGAAACATGCGTAACGTCTGATTTGCTTAGTTGTTTGAATGATGACATACATAAATTAATAATCTAACTTAACTCGAATTAATGCTTCTTTTGTGAAGTCTTTTACTAATGGTTTGCTTAATTTAGCTACAGCTAACAATTCATTATTATCGTTGTACATACCTACTGTTGTAATGTATGTTTGAGGATTATTAATTAAAGTAGTATAATTTAAATTACCATTTGTATCTATGATAGATGGATTAGAGGTATAATTATACTCACTATTTTTAATACGTGTGAAGAAATAACGTGCAGAAATAGTTTCAGATGATTGTAATTGAAAATTACTACCTGATGTTATAGCATTATATAATTTTAAATGGTTGTATGCTATTGTGCTTCCTCCAGTATAACTAATACCAGGAGTATTACTACCAGTTAATGCATTTGCATTTAATACAATAATATCTAAATCTGGGAAGAATAAACCATAATATGTTGATAAAGATCCAGAACCATTACTTCCACTTATAATATTATAATATCTATTTTCACCAACAAAACGAGTTAAATTTGTAGTACCACTATCATCTGTAAATTGTCTAGACCCACTGGTGCCGGCTAAAGTTAAATTTAAAGAACCAGGTAACAAAGCTTCTTTATAACAATTTCTAGAAATATTAATTACATAAATAGAATCTGAAATAGAAGTACCACCATCAAAACTAAAGTTTGTAGTTTCAGTTCCATAAACTAAATTTCTATATTGGCCATAAACGATACGTGATGGACTATATCCAATAGTTGAAGTAGATGTATTAATAGGGGCTGAACCAGATCCGTTTACATTACCAAACTGGATACTAAATTGGATTGATGATGAGTTTGAAGTTAATGGAGGAGCGTTATATACATCTAAATAATACTCTGTGTATGTACTAGCTGTATAAAATGAGTTTAAAATTAAATTATCTCCACTCCATAATCCGCGTACTACGGTTTCGGAGCTAACTACTGAATCTTCTGTATTGTATCTTGTAAATGACATTGTTTATATTATTTTAAACTGTGGCTACTTTTTGTATGTTTAAAGGTATAGTAACTCTAGCTCCACTATCTCTACCAATAACGGTAAGTGTAGTTGTTAGAGTAGTCAAACTTGTTCCAAATAAAGTGTTAATTGTTGTACCTGTGATTGTAAATGAAGTACCCACTTGACTTGTTGAAAGTACAGTACCTGAAGTTGTATTTAATCCTGTTGCTGGTGTTGTAGTTGTAATACCTGTACCTGCAAATGAAGATAATAATCTTGAATCAGAAATAGTTACAATATATCCGTTTGCTTCAAATGTACTTGTAGCACCTAAATAGTTAAGTGTTTGTGGAGTAATTGTTAATGAAGCACCTTGGCGTAATGAAATACTGTTATATCCAACATTAACAACGGGTAGACGTGATGTGCCACGAGGTAATGTTACTAATTTATAACGCATAATTTGTGAATCATTAGGAAATGCCTCAATTACGGGCATTGCTTCAATAGCCTCGCCATAATATGCAGAACCAGATGGATGATAAGGATTATACAAAGTATAATCAATTTCATCATCCGCTAATGAAAATTGCGTAATTTGAAATGAACCATCGTTACGAGCCAATAATTGGCGGCCCTTAGTGGTTAGTATTGCATCTACAGTTACGTATGTAGGATTTAAAATTGCCATAGTTCTTTATGTTGTATATATTATAAATATATTAAGTTATTAATTTTTAAACGGTGTTTATTGTTAATCCTTGATTAGTTGTTAATATTTTTTGTTTTACTTGTTTAGTAATAGTATCAATATTTTTTAGTACATCTGGTGATAAATTATCAGGAATTAAAAATCCGTATGAGGTTTGACCATCTAATTTATCAAAATATAAATTAATATTAGTTTCATCTGGTAATTTTGATAAAAATAATAATTTACTAATAGTACTATTACTATAAGAACCATTTATAGCTAAATTACTTACTAAATTAGGCGACACTTTTAATTCTAATATTGAAGAATTTAATTGAGCCGATACTATATTTAATTCTTGTACTTGAGCATTATTATTATAATAAATTAAAATCACATCTCCAACCTTAGGTGAAAACGTATTATTTATATTTCCATAAGCTGTATGTAAACTAACAGAACTTGTTGCAGGTAAATATAAATAATCTTTAAATCCAGATAGACTTTTATTAAGATATAATGTATCAATACCGTTGGATTGCGATACAAATTGTCCTAAAGAAGAGGTAGCAAATGGATTAATACCTATTGTTGATACACCTATTGAATTTCTTAAACCTGTATATACTGTTCTATCACCTGTACTTAATAAAGAAGCGGTATAATTGTTTGATGATGTTACTTGTTGTAATTTAAAATATACTTGATCTCCTGGGGTATAGTCTTTAAAGGAACTTGTTGTATTAAAAGTAAATGTAGTTGCTAAGTTACCTGCTGAGGAAGTAAATGGTAAAGTTTGTGATGACAATGTTGTACTTCCTGATACTATGCTAAATGTATATGATGCACTTTGAGGATAAGAACCAAATTGAAAATTAATACCAAAATTGGCTATAAAAGCCATATTTGTATTTTGAGGAACACTATATGAAGGAAAATTATTGTTACTACCTTGGCTATAATATCCTCTACCATCAAAAGTACCATCAGGAACATTAAACACATTGTATATAAACCCATTAGATGCTGTATATCTATTATTTGCTGGAGTAGAGCCTGTTACAAATCTTCCATCATTATCTGAGTGGAATAATATTGAGGTTCCTTTACCAACATATTGAAAATACAATTTTGAATCAGACCCGGTATAATACAATATTGGATAATAAGAATATCCACTATCAAAAATAGGTTTTGGACCATCTGTATTTTTTTGGTCGCTATATTGTTGATTATCAAATAGAGCAACAGTTGAAGTTGATCCTAATTTAAAAGTATTTTGAATTTCAATCCAATGACTATCTAAGCTTGAAGTGGGGGTTTGGCTTAATTCAGTTAAACTACCACTTTCATCTACTAAATATTTTAATGCTGTTGGGTTACGATTATCAAAAAATGAACTACTTACTACTTGAGTAAATAAACCAAATTTTCTAACATACTTATCAATTGCTGCTGATTTACCATATGATTTATCCCCATCAGTATAAGTATTATAAGTAGCACTGTAGGTTCTGGATCCACTATAACGTGATCTAATATAAGAAGTTAATGTTAGATATGAATCTTGTAGTGATGCTGTTACCAATAAAGTATATGAACCACTACCTAAAAGTCCATTACTACCTGATATTTCTAGTTTTTTTCTTGATTTTGTATCTAAACTTTTAGAAACATTGTTTTGTAAAACATTAAAATCAGAATGTAAAAAATCTTGATAGTCTACTTTTTTTGTAGGGATGCTTGTTACAAAATATAATCCTAAAGAAGAAGCACTAGCCGAAATATATTGTAAAGAAGAACTATAAGGAGCTATAGATTTACTAACATTAAATATAACAGAAGCTGTTATCAAAGAATTAGTAAATGTTGAACCTGTAGGAGTATAAATTAATGTAGGAGTATTTGAAGAAGTATAATTAGGAGTTATTTGAAATTTTATTCCATTTATTTTAAAAGAGCTTGATGCATCATTTATACTAGCACTTGTTATAAATAAGGTATTAATTTTAGGAGTTGGAAAAGGATTAGAAGAAGATACATTAAATACTGAGGAGGTATAGATAAGACCTTGTGTCCATGGGTTATAATTGTTTGGTAAAAAATAGCTATTATATATACCAATTTGACTACCGCTTAGTTGACCTGTAAAATATGCTGCTCTACTACCCGATATACTACTGTAATAATCATCATATATGGGGGTAAATGTAGGAGCATTTAGATTGCCCTCTTTTTCTAATTCATTAGTTGTGTTATTGGGGCGAGCATAAGACCATTTATTTCTTTCTAAAGCAGGAGAATTAATAGTAATACCTGTTGTAAGACTAGTTCTTGCAGGAACATAATCTTCTAACATTTTAAACATTGAATTATCAAAGAATTGAACTAAACGAATAAATCCATTATAATCCATTAATGAACCTGTAAAACCAGGGAATGATCCTGTTCCTCTAAAATATATATTTCTTTGAGTGATTAAATCATTATATGAACCACTATATAATTGTCTAGGATCTCCAATATAATCATCAATAACCCAACTTGAATTATTAGAAGCAATAGATTTAGATACATAAGTATCTATTTGTGATTGTGGAGAAAATGATATATCAACATAATTTTCATCTACTGTTCTAAAATTAGATGAAGCGGTTGAATATTGTGTTATAGTAGAATAAGGGGATAATACATTTCCAAAAGTACCAGATACGCTTGCTGTTATATTACTTACAATTCTAACTTTATCGTTATTATAGCCTGCTAGCATTCCTACTTTAGAAGATCCTCCAAATTCTTTTACATTTAAAATACTACTTGTAATAATACTTCCTGTAGGAGTATAATAAGTAGATCCTGAAATTGTGTAGTAATCTTGGTTGGATATACCGAATGTAGAAAGTAATGTTCTTAAACCAGCAACAGTACCTTTACGTTGTAATAATAGAGGTAAATTATGATAAATACGTTTATATGATTCTGCTAATAAATCTTTTTTAGGAACATTATTTAAATAAGAACTTGTATAAGAAAAATCATTTAAAGAACCACTATATGAATAACTTCCTGTATTAGCACCAGCTAAATATTGAAGTATACTATTATCTCCAAAACTATTAAATACACTTACTCCTAAAGATTGTAATAAATTATAAACAACATCTTTAGAAATACCAACATTTAAGTTATTATTAGCTAAATTAATATCAGTTATTGATTTTATATATATCCATATGTTGTCAAAGTATTGACCCATCATGTTTAAGAAAATCAAATAATTTGCGTTATCTGGATCATCTACAACATAAGATGGAACTGAATATTTAAAATAGTTTATATTATCTGAATCATAATCTTCAGCATTTAGTGTAAGATTATTGTACCAGGTTGTAGCTTGAGATGATGTTACAGAATATAAAATATAAGGTTTATTTACACTTAATTTTGGATAAGGAGTAATGCCATATTGTAAAGACGATGTTAAAGAACCTGATCCAAAGTATAAATAACTTTCAAAGCCATCAAAATTAGTTATTGTATCATTTATACTAGATGAATATGAATTTATTTCAGATTGTAAACTACTAGTAGTTGATATATAAGGGGTATAATAGTTTATAAAGTTATTACCTGTTTCAATTTGTTGAACTTTTGTAAAGAAATTTTGTACACGAGATAAAGCCGAACCAAATGTTACAAAGTTTCCAAAACCACCATTATCACCACCGGCCCCATCATAATTAATATTAATATTAATACTTTGGGAAATGTTTAAATTTAATAAAGAATCATTATTTAATCCTAATCCATCTGCATTTTGATAAGATGTGTTAGTTGTATTAGTTGTATTTTTTAATAAGTTGCTACTACCTTGTCCTACTTTATTTCTATTAATATTTCTAAAGTTAGGTCCTTTTAATTTTTTTACTGAAGGAGCAGATAGTATAGCATCTAGATTAATATCAAAAATATATGGGGTTGAAATTTCTTCTACTACCCAAAATGATGTTTTTTCACTAACAATATTATCTAACTCATTATATAATTTAAATAATATTTCATACCCAGTATCAATTTTATTTAAAACTATATTAGTAACTAATTCTTGAATATTATTACCAAAGTTTAAAAGAAAGGGATCAAAATAAGAAGATGAATTATAATAATCAATTAAAGCAAGAGAACCACTTTCAATTTGGGCGTCAGTTAAAACAACAGATCCCGCTCGTACTTCCGTTCTATCAGGAGAAATTTCTTTAACAAATAAAGAAGCTGATGGGAAACTTGAAATTTTATTTTTAAATATATTATATTGAACCTTAAATTCACCTGACGAATAACCTAGATTTTCAAGATCCATTACAGGATCAATTTCAATAACAGGATATGATGATGTTGTAGAAAGGTTAGATACACTGCCTACCTCGGCTCCGGTAGCTGTTGTGTTATTTATATTTAAATTAGGGTTAATGCCTGAATTTAAAGCAACATCACTTGGTAGTTTATATTCGTGATAATTATAACTGGTTTCTAGTAATGTATTACCTATATCATAAACATAGTATTCTATATAATCGTTTGGTGCTCCAAAACTTTTTTTAATTTTGTAAGAAGTAACCAATCTTAAGTCATCTGCTGTGTAGCGAGATACTTGTGTCGTACTTAATATACTGCCTACTATTTTTATATTATCTGCCATTTATTAAGCTTGATTTGCTAATTTATTTACACTATTAACTGTAGTTTGAATTTCTACTAATTGTTGTCTTAATGAAGTAATTTCTTCTAATAATGCTTGTATATCCGTGTTATCTATTCTTACATCTAAAGTTTTTGCTATTTTTTCTAATAACTGTCTTAAAACATCTGGTGGAATTAGGTCATATAAAGAATCAAATAATGCTAAAAAATCTTCTAAGGTAAAAGATGGTGTACCACCTCCTGTACCACCACCAGCTTGGTTTAATCCACTTGCTGGTTGGAGTTGATTGAATTGGGTACTAACAACTTTATTAAAAGCATCTTTATCAAATACTGTTTTCTCTATTGGTATGCGAGACATTATCTTATAACTTTAAAGTAGTAATTATCATCAGATATAACTGTTTCACCACTAGATAATACAGTTTTAAATAATAATTTATAGTAGCGTTCAGGTTGTAATCCGTTCATATATACATCAAAATAACTACCACTAGCATCACAGCTAATTTTAGTGTATGTTGGGTCGTAATCTACGACAATTTCCTCACTATCCAAGTCCTTTATTGACCAAGATGAAGAAGCAGGTAATGCTTTATTATTTAAATAAATAGAAGTAGTTTGAAATACTCTAGCTGGGAATTTATCTCTAGCATTTATTCTAAAACGTTGCACTGAATCTTGTTGAAATTCACCTTTGTTATTACCTAATGAAAGAACAAATGCATCTGAATTTATAATAGATAATGAGCCTGTATTATATATTGAATCATTCCATCTAATTTCTAAACATGGAGGATATATAGTGTGAGTGTTACCTGAAAAATATTTTGTTTCAAATTTAGATTGTGTTGTAAATTCTATAGATGAAGAATGTTTTAAAATAAAACCATTATTAGGTATTGAACCACTATACCAAGCCTTTACAGTGTTAGATACTTTTAATTCAATATCTTTAGAAGTTAAGTTAGTAAATGATTGAGTTGATTGATAATTTGTATTATAATTCCACGTACCACCACCAGACACTGCTGCACTTCCACTTCTATATGAACCTGTTACACCTGATGGGAATGAACTGCTAATCCAAGCGGTTCCACTAGCTTGATCTTTATATTGCCAACTAACCCCGTCTGTAGTAATAGGTGAATTACCTAATCTGCCAGTACCCATATTCCAACTTCCTGATAATGGGTGACATAATAAAGTATAGTTTAAAGGTATAGATGAAGCGTTAGCTAAATATAACTTTAAGTATACATCAAAAGCACTGCTTGATACCTTATTAGCGATTATATCGCTGATTTGAGCAGAAGGGAATTGAATTAAAGCACGTGATACCTCATCGGTGCCATTAATGGAATAATAAGTGCTAATTTCTAATATTTCATCTAATCCTGTGTTTAATGTTGGATAGAATGAATATAGAGTAGCACTCTTTTCGGGAAATATTTTGTAGATTGCCATAGTTAGTAATTACTACATATAAATATGTTAACTACCAAACTATTTTACGCTAATAATGCGTAATATTCTTTAAAGTGTTTAATACGATCCGGTAAACCTATCGTACCACCATTAACACGTTTAGTAATAGACGTGACAACGGCATCAGTTGCGCCACCATCAGCCATAATATGTAACTTATTTTTATTAAAGAACCAAGCTGCAGACAATAATGCATATTTTTCTGCTACCCATGTTGGATTAGCAGCTATATCTTCATTAATTGATTTACCAAATGCAGTATAATTATCTTTTCCAGTTAATTGGATATAACCACGACCACAGAACTTAGCACCATCACCACTTGCCTCATCACCATTACCCATTCTAGATGAATAAACCTTATTAGCAATTTTTTCAGGTTTACGTTCATATGTTTTAGCTAATACTTCTGTTGGAAAATATTTTTTAAATATACCCATTAAACCTTTAGCACTATAATTTAAATTTTCTTTAGTTAGTCTAAAACCACCTGATTCGTGACCACATTGGGCTAAAAAATGTGCTAAACGTAAAGGTGTATTTATTTCAAATTTACTCATAACTCCTGGGATTTGAGCAATTACGTTATCTGGAATATGTCCTTTTAATTTATCTAAATTCATATTTTAATTTTATAATGTTATAACTCTACCTTGAATATCTGTATTAGGATATCTAACTTCAAATATTGAAGGATCGGCTGATGTATATATATTTCCACTTTGAGTAGCTCCCGGTATATCATATCCAAAAGTAGAATAAGTAGTACCTGTACTATCTTGTTTGTTAATTATTTCAATATTAGGAACAGATTGTACTCCTTTTATTTGTAAAAGAAGAGATACAATTTCAGAAGTTACAATAGGTTGATTTATTTGCCATTTTTCTATGTTAAAATAATCTTTTAAAGCACTGATACAATTAGACAATACTAATTGGTTACTAAAACCACTTATTGTAGTGACATCAAAATTAACTCCTATATTTATATAAAAAGCATCTCTAATATTAATAGCATCCGTAACCATTCTATACTCATTTAAATAAGTAACTAAATTTTGTTTTAATGTAGTTGATGCTAAATCTAATTGTTTATTTGAATTATAAGCCAAAACATATAAATCTAAAGATAATGGATTATTTTGAGTGGTTGATGTTACAAGAGAAGGTTGTGGATTCTCCATAACATCTTGAGTAATATATACTTTAGAAATACTACCATAATCTGAAGGTAATGATAATGCTCTTACAATATAATCATTTTTAGTTACAGCACGTAACTGAGATGAATGAGCATATAAAGCGTTTTGTCTGATTTCTTCTATTTCGTCTCCACCTCTTCCACCTGAAGATGGGTTTGTGTTTGTTGATGCTATACTTGATAATATAGTATTAGATATTATTCCTCCTGGGTCTCCATTTTTAAAATATATTCCTGAGGTGTTTATACTAGTTAAATCGTTAGTAGGTACATTCGAAGATATACCACCACCTGTTAAATATCTTACTGTTAATGTAGTATTGGATGGTGCTAAACCATATTCTTGTGTATAGAATATAGAAGCTTGATTATAATTACCTAATAAGTTAGATATACCTGGTACTAAACCTAGTTGAATATTATCTGGAGTTGGAATTATATTGCTATCAGATTTATTAGAAACTCCTGCTCCAAATTCTAATTGTAATGAATTATCAGATAAAATCCTTGATATAAATCTACGTGGAGTACGTTTTAACTTTAATAAATAAGGTACTTGATCAGTAGTATAACTTGGATTTGAAAATTTTTCGTAAATAGTAGATTGAGCTAAATAAGGTACTTCATACCATTTATTTCCATCACTATCTGTTATATCTAAAATTTGTAAAATATTACTATCATTTATAGTAACAGTAGAAAATTTTTGAGGACTACTAAATGTAAAAGTAGTTAATTTAATATCAGCTGATATAGCAGGTATTGAATTTTTAACTAAGAAATAATCTGAATCATATAAAGTAATAGTAGCACTCCCGGTGTCACTGAAATCTAATTTTTGAGTTGTTAAAAATTTAGTTCCAGTTGAGGTGGAAGATAATGCTGTATTTTCAGGTATTACTAAAGCATAAGAGGTATCAGGAATTAAAGGACTTGTACCTATTTTAATAGGCATTTTTTGATATATATCTATTGTAGCTGAAGATGCATATGATGCCTTGGGACGATATCCTAAAGTATATGATAATGCATATAAATTTTCTTTTTCCTTAGCATATAATAAATAGTTTTCTTGTACTTGGTTATCAAGATAAAATGACATTACATCACCAACATAAGAAGCCATTTCAATAAACATAGCTCCTGGATTAGCATCTGAAAAATCATTGTATGCTGTTGGAAAATATGTTTTAGCATAGTTTGTAAGGTTAGCCTTAAAATCACTAAAACTTTTATTTAAATACGATATATTATTATCTTGGGACATTATTATATAAATTGTACAGTTACTTGGTCTGGAATATTTGAAATTGCTAAGCGATAATTTACAGTTACATCCAAAACATTATAATCAAAATTGGGTTCAACTTTCACTTCACCTAATATTATTTCAGGAATAAAAATATTAATTGAATCTATTATTTTAAGTTTTAATATTTCCGAATTAAGATTAGTCATATTATCAAATAATGATCTTCTTAAATCTGTTCCAAATTCAGGATTCATTATACGCTCACCCTTATCTGTTAATAGTAAATTAATTAAATTTGATTTAATTTGATCTTTAGTACTATAGGTCTTATTAAAAACACCAGCAGCATTGAAAGGTAAAGATACCCCAATTACAATATTCTTTTGTAAATCTAACGGATTTACACGTATTGTTTGAGGTATTGGCATATTAATCTAAATTTCTTAATCCTTGTTTATCCATTGGTGACATATTATTAGCAGCATCTGCAATAAAAGCAGCAAATGGATTTATTTTTTCACCCGTACTTTCATCAACAGCGTCGATCACTGCTAATTTACTAACTGGTGGTTGGAAGCCAAATGCTTCACCCATTTGAGATGCTAATTGGCTACGTACACCATTGGGTAATGGGTTAGTTGATACATTAGCGCTAGTAAAATTCATTGTTTTACTTTCAGTTAAGGCTGTTTTGTTTTGACGAGCCATTACTTCATTTAAGATTTCAGGTAATTCTTCATGCATTGCATCAATTACCGCTTCTTTAATTAATCTTTTAAATACTTTGATGTTCATAGTTATAAATATTTTATCCTTGTAAATTTTGTTGGTCAATAGTTAGTTTTAGCTGGAGTACTAATTGTTGTGGATTTAAGGTGAATGAATAGTCACTTTTTATTCGTTCCACATTTTTAGTATCTACAGCTACAACGTAGTGTCGTTTATTTCCGCGCACGTTAAATTTGGGGTCATTTTCTTCTCTAGTAAAAAATGTAAATCCTTTATATGTTCCTAAATTAGTAGTATTAGTTGGAGTTATTTGATTTGCAAGTCCTGATAGTGTGTTTAAATTTGAATTATTTAATAAATTTTGTAAGTTAATAGCATCTGCATTAGGATTTTGTTGTTCTAATAAAGTCAATAATGATGATGAATTACGTAATCTATCAGCATAATCGGTATCTGATTCTCCAAGTCTACGATTTATATCAGATGTTGGATCATCACTAGAATATTTAATTTGGTTTAAATAATCAAATAAATCAACATCACTTAATAAAAGTAATGTTTTCTCTTCTATTTTTTGATTAACATCATGTAATTGTCTTTTTAAATCCTCTAAAACAAATACAGCTCCATTTAATATAGGAAGTAAAATACTAACAACTGCAGAGGCTTCATCTAAAATTCTTGCTGCTTTAGCCCATAATATAGTTGCTGGTTTTGAAAGAATACCAAGAGGGGATGCTATTGGGATTAAGTCTAGTATTCTTGTTAATACGCTAAATACAGTTAATATTATACTTATAGTATTCAATATTTTAATAGTATTTTGAATTCGTACTTCTTGCTGATTAATTTTGCTAATACAACCATTTCTAGCTATTCTAGCTTGGTTAAGTTCATCTATAGTAGTAGCAGCATCTATAATATTATTTGTTTTATTTACTAAATCTTGAAGAGCACTACTGTCAGATATAGTTGTAATTAATTGTTGAGTTAATAGACTAGAAGTAGATACAATAATTGTTTTAGTTATATTTAAAACTAATTGTTGTAACTTCTGTTTATCCATTTGCCCCTTTAAATTCTTAATTCTATTTTTTAAAGTATCCTTACTTAGTATAAAGTCAGCAATATCTTTTTTAATTTTTTTATAAGGATCAAGAATTAATTTTTGAAATCTTTCCTCTAATTTTTTTCTATTATTATCATTAATAATTTTTTCAGCTTCATATCTAGCATTTTCTTTATCTATAGCGTCTTGAAATTCAGTTGTTGAAGTAAAAACAGAAGGAACTAAAACTTGTGTACCATAAGAATCATATGTTATTGTAGGTAATGATTTAGCAGTTAGTTCTAAAAGAGTATTTGCGTGTTCAATTTCTAATTTAATTCTATCACTAATTACTTTTTCAATTTCCGTTTTTAGTTTTTGAATAGGACCTAAAACAACTCCAATAACTTGTTGTTTAGCTTGATTAGTTAATTGATCTCCAAATGTAGTAGGATTTTGGATTTGGGATAAAGTATTACCTACACTTGAGGGAATAAAAGAAGATACATTAGACTTCATATCACCACCCGCAGATGAAGCCATACTATTTCCATTATTATTAGTAGGAGCCACATCACCTAAATTTTGAGCTACTGTATCACCAGGTAATTGTTCACGTTGTTGTTGCATTAGATAGTGAATGTTGATTTAGATAATAATTCTTCAATTCTATCGCGAAGATTATCTGTATTTGAATTAATTCTATCGTGTAATTCAGTAGCAGCTGTTTGTAAATCCGCTACTGGACTTCCCTGAGCAGCAGAGGCTGCTGGTGATAATTTAACAGCAAATGTATCTATAGCGTGTAATAAATCTTGAAGATATTTAGCTGTCTGTCTACCTAACATTAAGGGTTCAGTTGGTATTTCATTTGTAATCTTGGTACCTAAAAATATTTTTGGTTTAATATCTAATCCAGTTGATATTTCTTCTTTAATATTAAGATGTATATGTTCACCTGCATTTAAATTAACGGTATAATTTGTACTTAATTCTATATTAGAAGAAGCAAATAACATTATATCATCTTTTTTAGAATTTAAAACAATTCTATCAGCATTGATTATTACTTGAGAATTTTGATAATACTTAACTATTGGAGAAGTAAGGGGATTTATAGGATCTTTAACATCAACTTTAAAAGGTATATTTTGTGTAGAAGTTAAATAAATTGAAGAGGCTTCTTCATTTATTTTTTCAACATAAAAATCTTGATCTTTATTATAATTGTGACCATTAGAAATAATAACAATAGGATCACCATCTTTACCTATACTACTCCATTCATTATTACTTGAAGCAAATCTTACAGTACTACCAAATCTAATAGAATTTCCTTTTCTACCTTGTATAATACAATCACCTTCAAAATTTAATAAATTTCTAATAATAGAACTTTCAATAAATGTTTTTCCTAAAGGAGATTTTGCATTAGCTGTTTGTGAATTTACTTGAGAATCACCCCATAAATTTATAACGGTAGTATAATATTTTTGGGTTGAATTTGAAGTAATTTGAGCTGATGGAGATGGTAATTCTATTATGTAAATTAATTCTCCTAATAAGGGATAATAATTAATATTAGGAAATAAGGGTTTAGCTATATCACAAATATCAAAAAAACTATCTGTATTGTCACCTATTGTATTTTTAGCATTATTGTAATCTAAGAAAAAAACAGTTCCTGCACCTCCATACTCACCTGCTCTACTAAACTGTTTAGTGGTAGGGGTATTGGATGTAGTAACTACACCATATACTCTTCCTACCTTTAAAGATGGAGGCGGAGGTAATAAACTTGATGGTTTACTTAATCCAAATGAAAGAGGACTTATTCCTGTTTTAATAGATAAAGACATTACTTAGTAGTTTCGTATTGAAGTTGCTGAGTTTTAGGAGCTTGCTCTAATAACTTTTTACCTTCTTCTTGAATATCTTTTTGTTCAGCTAATAAAGCTTCAATTTCACTCATATCAATTAATGAGTCTGCTGATGAATTATTAGAAGTTGCAGCACGTTGTGCGATAGCTGCCATTTTAATTAGCTGTTCGTTATTCTTTACATTAACATCTATTAAATCTTTAACGGTAGGCATTAACATTACCGCAGAACCCGCGTTAGATGTCGCCATAGGTTTCATAGTATCAATGAACTCACCGATTTGTTTATCAATATCCTTATTATTCTTGTGTATTTGCTTAAATAAATCTGATAAAGATGTATTACCGAATATTGTTACGTCATCAAAATTAGCCATAAAGTGCGTTTATCAATAAATATGAATAATTAAATCTTTATATACCCGTGCTCATAATATTCATTATATAATCTAACACGTATAGTGTCTAACTTTTTAATGATTTTAGTAATCTGAGGAGTTGATACGTCTGTCATTTCGCGTATATAGATGTATAGTGCTTTTTTATTAAATATTTCTAGCGTTTCACGTTTACGAAATAATTCAACAATAGCATCAGCCGTCTGAGCATCATGTTGTTTAGGAAATAATGTGTGAATATGTTTATCAATATACTTAATATACTGGTTGATAAATAGATTTGGGGAATGTAATTCATCTAAGGCATCCATTGACTCATGTAGATGTGTTTTATCTTCATCTAATTCATCTATATCAGCTTTCTCTTGTAATTTCTTATAATTGTTCTCGTTATATACAATTAAATAACGTTTAGCAATAGTACCAAAGTAACTAAATGCTTTACCTTTTTCAGATTTATATAAATGTAATTTTTCAAGAAGAAAAGTAATTACCTCATGCTTCAATTCTTCAATTGTATCAGTATCAGTGTAATAAAATTTAAACGTATGAATAATATTCTCGGCTAACTTATAAAAACCATATTTAATACGATCATTATAAATGCGATTACGTTCAGCCATATCAGTAGTAATAAGATATTCCACGATAGCATCTTCAGTATCTTGAGTAAAATATATTCTAGGTTCTTTGGGCTTACGTTTACGAGGTAGCCCTCTTTTAGTTAAAGCAATTACGTCATCTTCAGCAAAGATATCTAAATCGTAATCTTCTTCATTATATGCCATTCTGTTATTTTAATAACATTATACGAAAAGAAAGGAACGTAACCAAACTAGTTTTTACGAGTATTAAATTGACTAACTAAAGTTTGTATTTCTTTTAAATTAGAAAAGAACGTACCTACTTCATCATCGGCTTGAAATGCGCCTTGTAAATCTAATTCTTTTAAACGGGCTTCTCCATCAGCAGCAATTATACCAATAGCATCAATATATTGTTGTTGTTCGGAAAAAGCTTTTTCTAAAGCATTGTTACGTCTAATAAGTAAAAAAGCACCAATGATAGCTAATTCAATTAAATGAATTACTACTACCCATAAAGCTATTATCATATTTTATTATTTAGGAGCAAATTGATTTTCAAAATCGTCCGGTTCAATAGAAAC